CCGAACATAATTATTCATTTTTTCGAACAATACTATTGACAATATTGTTCGGTTAAGCGAACATTAGTTCGAAGACAACAAAAAGCCCCAGCGTTGTACGACCAACCTGAGGCGTGACCCACAACCTACTGTGAGTGAAATTATTATGACAACTAAATCCAATATTCTCAAGTCTGCATTCATTGCAGCATCAATTAGCACGGGGATAGCAGTGGCTTACGCTTTCCAGCCTGCCAAAGTCGCTGATGATAATCCTCAAGTGGTTATCACCGCTCAAAAATATGAAGTGCTTAAACGTACTTGCCATGAAACCTGTGTCGCTACTGTCAAAGCTGATGAATACAGCATCTATGTTGAGTATGCACTGGACGATGCCTCAGTCGAGTTTCTGGACATTCTAAACGTGGTGCATTTTGACAAGACGATTAATGCGTACGTTGATCGTTATGAGATCGAAAAGATTAATGCTGCGATTGCTGGGGGTGTGAAATGAGTGATTTTGTTTATATGCCAACTGATGAGGATGTTTTCGACAGTATTCAGGCAGCACTAGAGTTTGTTGAAGAAGTCGCAGCAGATCTAGATGATGCTCTCGGATGGGAAATTAAAGTTTGCAAAATAATCAAACCAACACACTCATGGTTCGTTAGATCAAAAGATCTTATCAATGATATGCAAAATCGTGCTTCTGATGAATTCTCAGAATGGGCAGATGATTATTTAAATGATGTCGAATACAACAAAGAAAAATTAGACGAACTGGATGCACTAATTACCAACTGGTTTAGCAGCAATGCCGAGCAACCCAACTTCTACCAAGCGGGTGAAGAGGTTAAAACAATTATTGTAACCAAAGAGTTGCTTGATGAGCATGGTATTGATCTGGAGCAAACGCAATGAACACTTACGCTCAATTCTGTGGATGTGGTGCGGCAATGCGACCTGTCAACCACATCGGAAACCAGTCTTTATTCCTGTGCCGTGATGGTCATAGCACCAAGGTAACTGACTGCAAGGTAAATGAAGATTTTACCCGTGACCTGTACTTTTCAGACCTGCCAAGTTTCAAGGTTGATTCTGATATTTCGATTGAAGATAACGTGCTGACCTTTGGGTTGTATCGCCAGATTGGTGAAAACCTGTATGCAACGGCTGACTGTTCAATGGCTGTGTTACCTCACACGATGACTGAGATGCGTAGTCAGAATGGCGACATGCGATATGCCGAGCCAGTGGATATTGATTCTTGGCTGGTGGTGAAAGATACGCCTGTGACTTTGTTGGATGTTTGGAATTTTGATGCTGAGGAAGGTCAGACATTTACGCTGAGTGATGAGCAGATTAAAGAATTACAGCGTCTTGTGAATGAGTACGCGGAACAACTATTTGAAGAGGTGGCTTGAGATGGAAAAATTCGAATTAGAAATTGCAGATCAAAACATTGTTGTAGCTGCATTCCGT